GATATGAGATCCTTGATGCAATTCAATCCTGCGGCCAATTCACAAAGACAGCAAATGCAAGTGATGCCACCTATTGTGGTAGGGCCGGGCACTACAGGCAGTGTAAAGATTGGCAGAACCACATTGAATACCTCACCACAACAAACAATTATAGCTCAGTTGATTAGGAAAATACAAGGTTCGCCTACTGCTGCTGCCCCAGTGGTCAGTGTAGATCGCAGGGGAGACGTTGCAATGAACGGCATGTTATTGTCACCTGCAGATGCTGTGCAAGCCGAATTGATAAAGATTATCAAATCTGAAATACAAAAGGCCAATCCATGAAAAGCCTACGCACACTATTAGAAGGCGGCAACGTATTTAAAGACGCTGAAGGTAATCCGCTCACTGGTCGTATCAATCAAAGCGATGTACCTGCCACTGTGGCCTGGCTTGAGCAACTCACCGGCATAGAATTCCCACGTGAACGCTGGTTGGGATCAACAGGCAAGGCGCCTACATCGGGCGACATGGATCTTGCTGTGGATGCCAATCAAGTGTCAAAAGAACAATTGGCTGCCAAACTAACACAATGGATTGTGGGCCACAAACTGCCACCCGCTGAATGGATCAAAAAGGGTGGAGAAGTACACCTGCGCACACCCATACAAGGACGTCCTGACCTGGGCTATGTGCAAACAGACTTCATGTTCTTTCCCAACTTGGACTGGGGCACATTCTACTACAATCAAGGTGCAGGATCGGCCTACAAAGGCATGAACCGTGCTGTATTGATGTCAAGCCTGGCCAAACACTACGGACTTACTTTGGGCAGTAATGGCGTGATCAGCAGAGCCAACAAGCAATTGATTACCATGGATCCTAATGAAGCAGCCCGGATGATTCTTGGACCTCGAGCCACAAGAGACAATCTCAGCACAGTGGAAACCATATTTGCTGCCCTAGCCCGAGACAAAGACCGAGAAGCCAAGATCAAGGATTTCCGTGAGTACTTGACCCGAGAAGGCCTACCGCAACCTGATGCTGTAACAGAAGATACTGACACTTATTTCCTGGCACGACTGCGTGATAGAATTGTGAATCAAGGCATGCAACCCTTGGTAGAACGTGAAGCAGCCAATCCCTATCAAATTTATGAAGCCGACGAAGGCAATGTGGGTGGTAGAGCCAAGGGCATTGAACACCTGGAAGATCTGGTGTTCCGCAAAGGATCACGTGGTGCAGTAGAAGCATTGAACATACTTGACCAGTCTGCTGCCAGTCCAGGAACCACAACCAGTGTGAAATGGGACGGCATGCCTGCTGTGTACTTTGGTCGCAAACCTGACACAGGTGAGTTTGTGCTCACAGATGGATCTGGGTTCGAAGCCAAAGGCTATGATGGCCTGGCCACAAGTCCTCGAATGATGGCTGATATACAAAACACACGAGCAGGTGATAGATCTGCGCTGATACAAACTTACGCTAGGTTATTTCCTGTACTAGAAGCAGCATTGCCTGCCAACTTTCGTGGTTATGTACAAGGTGATTTGTTGTACCAGACCACACCTCCACTAGAAGCCGGCAACTATGTGTTCAAGCCCAACACTGTGCAGTATCGCATTCCTGCAAAAAGCGCACTGGGTCAACGTATTGGCAACAGCGAAATTGGCATTGCCATGCACACCATGTACTCGGATGCAGGTGATCCCAAGCAGCCCTTGCGGCGTGTGAAGTTCAACGATGTTCCGGGCCTGTTGTTGATTGAGCCTATCTTTGCCAAAGAAATGGTGCCAAACACAGATCTTGCAAAACAAATCAAATCACTGGTGCGAGACAAAGGTGCCGCAATTGACATCTTGTTCAACCCTGCTGAATTAAAAAGACAACAACTCACAGATCTAGCAAAACTGTGTGTAGACTACATCAACTTTAGAATCAAACAACCCGGGGGCAATTTTGACAACTTGCTGTCAGGATTTGGCGACTGGCTGCAGACCAAGGTAACTCCACGTAAATTTGCCAACATTGTGGAATACCTACAGAGTCCTACTTCAAACACAGAAGGCTTGGCAGCGGCATTTACCTTGTTCTTGTTGTTGCACGACTTGAAACTGGATGTACTGCGTCAACTGGATTTGAAAGATCCCGGACACGAAGGTTGGGTCATGGCCACCCCTGCAGGCTACAGCAAAGCGGTAAATAGATTTGACTTTACAGCAAGAAATGCGGCTAGAAATAATCCGCAACAGGCGTAATTTTTACCGATTGTATAAATAAAAGCAGGTCCAACAAGACCACTTAACTTTAAAGGAAATTTATCATGGCACAATTTACAAAAGTAAATGGAACTACACAACCAGTATTTGCACTTGACGTTGCAAACGGCAGTATCTCTGGAACAGCCAACGTTGCTGCTCAAGGTCCTGTACAGATCCAAGGTCCAAAACTGGACTTCTTCACATTGACAGCCAACGCTGCCCTTACCAATGCTGGTAACGTCAACGGTTACTTGAACAATGTGTTGACAGCAATTCAACAAACTGGTACTATTGCTATCTATCAAGCCGGCGCAACTGCTGGTACAATTAGTTTGGCTATCTACCCAACAGGCGCTTACACTACAACTACTTTGGTCACTGCTGCTCAAACAGCCAATGCCACAGGTGGGTTGAACATTGGTATCCCAACTGCCAACGTGAGTGCAACAGCAAGTTTTACTAACCTGTAATCAGTTTAGTCTCAACCAAACCCTGGACGTAAAAAATCCAGGGTTTCTTTTTGGCGTTAAATATGCACATAATGAAAGTCTTGTGCCGCACTCTTTTTGACTGTACCTTCACTGGTGTCACTGGACATCTCCGACCACAGCAGTTGCCGTTTACTACCAAAACAGGCCTGGTGATTGATACTCCCGAACAATGGAATCGCAGTCGCAATCAACAACGCAACTGGGAAAGTCTATTGCAAATTGTCAGCCTGAGAACACAACCTATGAATGTTGTATATCCAGTGAAACAAAAAGATGGCTGGCACTTTGCATTTGAAGTAGAAGCAGAGGGTGTTCTCAGCAGTGAGTTTGGCAGCGATGATTTAGCAGGGCTAGTAGGTGATTGTGAAGGTGTGCCCATGGTCACAGGACTGGACGAAGTGGCTGTGATCACTGCTACACTGCATGCTCAAGGCACCAATCAAAACATTTGGTTCTCAGCCATAAATACGCCATTGGAGCCTGAACATGGTTGATACCACTGACATTGAAAAGAAAAGCCTTGAAGCCCACGTTGAACTGTGTGCAGAGCGTTATCGCATGCTGGAACTCAAGATAGAAACAGTGGAACAAGAAGTTGGCCACGTCAAACAAATGGTCACTGAAGTGCATGGCATTGTGCGCCGAATGGGCGAAAAACGCAACGACCAACTGATTGCCTGGGGCATAGGTATCATTGGTGTACTGCTGGGTATTGTGGGGTGGTTGGCCACTCATTACGTCAAGACACTATGACTCGTGATCAAAAATTAGAACGCTTTGCTGAGCGTGAACTCAAACGTGTGTACACTGAACTGATCATTGATGATGAACACGGTGGATATGTAGCGTTTGGACGTTATCATGTAACACCACAGCCTGCAGGATTTTCAGTGTATCACAGTGATGATCTTGTGAGCACATTCAGCAGTAAACGAACTGCTATGTCATGGTGCGTGGCAGATCACTTGCAACAGTATAAATTAGCACAAAACATCCGTATACTGGACAACAAAAAACAAACGCTCACTGCTGATATCCATTGCCGACGTGGGCAAGCAGACCGTAGTGCCCGTCCTGAATTCCGTGAAATGGTACGCACTAAACTTGCACCCAAAATTGAGAACCTTACCCTGCTGAATCAAGAACTTGAAAAATGTTTAAATTCGGCTAAATATCTACAACTAAGAGGATTTGCCAAATGAAATTAACCGAACTGGCCACACCAAAAAAGAGCCGCCAAGTAGCCCGAGTATTCGAAAGTTACTTTGGTACCAAGATGCCTGTGAACAAGCTCACATTGCGTGAAGCACAGACCATGCTGAAACGTGTGCGCGGTGTGATTGCTGAACATCAACGTAGCACAACCCGTCATACCAGTGAGCGTAATCCTGCTTATTTGAAACTGGTGATGATGGAACAGGCCTTGGCACATCGTGTGAGCGAAGACATGGCACCTACTACTGCTCCTGGCGCTCAACAGAACACAGCACAGAACGCAGCCGCAACTATTGCCACAACAAAAGATCCTGCACTCAAAGCAGCATTGACCAAAGCGTCAAAAGGACAAAATCTCACACCTGACGAACAAAAATTAGTTTCAGGTGCTGCCCTGATGAAAACAGAAAATCGTTTGCGCAATGCTTTCCGTACACTGAAAGAATCAGAAGTTCAGCAGGCACAAGTGGTGTTGGCTGCGCAAGACATGGTAGACAAAATGCAATCAATGTTGGAAGACACAACAGAAATGCAATTCAAAGAATTGCCTGCTCTAGTAGATTCAATCCGCAATCAAATTGGCATTGAACAAGCCACACAATTCAACAGTGACGCCACTGCTGCCCTGCAAGGACTTGTACAAAACTTGCAAGGTGCTAAGGTACAACTGGAAACAGCCTTGGGCGTGGTCACAGGTCAACCTGCTCCACTAGACACCAGCATGGCTGCAAGTGGCATGGGCGGTGAAGTTCCTGCTCCAGTACCTGGTGAAGAACTTGGTGCTGAAATGGGCGCCGACATTGGTGCTGATGTAGGTGCTGACTTAGGCGCTGACCTTGAAACTGGCGCTGAGCCTCCTAAGGCAGCCCTGGGCCGAGCACGTAGATAATGCGAATTGACGAAGTTGAAAACAGCAATACACCAGATCCAACTAAATTGATGGGTCTGGTAAATTTTCTTGCCGGTCGGGCCAATGATGAAAATGCACAAAAACAAATTAGTACAGATGCATTTATTAGTGCTGCTAGAAGTTTGGGATTTCCAGTAAATGAAAAAAACATTGTGAGCGTGGTAAGTCAACCTCCCTTAGATTCAGTTCTAGAACCCATGGATTCTGAAAATCCCAAAATAATCAAATACAAAGGTGCGGCTCCTGAAGGACCGACCCAAATGCCTGTGAACAAGGCACAAGACATTGTGGCGGCATCGGCCAAATCAGCTGCTGCCAAAGACCGCGGCTTGTAACCAATCTAATTGACAAACATCAGTAAATACGCTATAATCAGCGAAGGAATATCACATGGCCTATTCAGAAAAAGTAATTGATCACTATGAAAATCCACGAAATGTGGGCAAGTTTGAAATTGACGACACTGTTGGCACAGGCATGGTAGGTGCACCTGCTTGTGGCGATGTGATGAAATTGCAAATCAAAGTTGAAGATGGAATTATAACAGATGCCAGGTTCAAAACATACGGATGCGGAAGTGCGATTGCCTCATCCTCTCTTGTTACCGAGTGGGTTAAAGGACGAACGCTTGACGAGGCCGCAGCTCTTAAAAATTCAGAGATTGCTCAAGAACTCGCATTGCCACCAGTCA